TGGTATCTGAAATATTTGATGGGATAGGAAGTAATATTGTTTTTTCTTTTTTTACATTTTGATTTCTTCTACTTCCTGGAGTAGATACGATACTATTATTATTTGCATTTTTGATCGGCACATATTTAACAACATCGATCTGCAGATAATCCGTAGACTCTGTTATCAATGTATAAGGATATCTTAATGGACTTGAACTATTTGCAGCCATTTATCTTGCTTTTTAGTTATTTAGAACGAACTTTGGCAAAACCGAGTTCTATGACATCAGACATCTCTTCTGGATAGATTTCATAGAGTCCACCAACGATTTGATTGTAATTATATTGTCTTCTATCACTCCAGTGAAAGTTGATTCCACGAAATCCCCAAGAAAATACATCTGTCACTGCCACAAGAGGATATTCATCATATTGAACTCCTGGTGTCTTGGCAGAATAAAAAAAGGTATAGTATTTACCTACCGTGGCAATCTTAGGACCTTCGGATAAAACTCCTATCAAGTTTTCCATAATATCATCAGGAGTTTCCACTCCGATAAGATCATCAACTACACCACGCACACGATTCTCATTATCATCTGTTGGGTACGAGAATGTCATTTGATACCTAACTCATTTTCTGTGAGAACCTTGAACTCATAACCACGATCCAAACACCACTCTTTAGCAGCACCCCATTTTGCCTGGTTCTTGGCATATTCTATAACTTCGTAGATATAACCCTTTGTTTTTGTCTTTTGGACTTTAGGTTCAATACACTGCTTATACGGTTTGATCTCAATGATCATCTTTTTAATCTTACCAGTTGATTCTCTGACCTTAATATAAAAGTCTGGAAAGTATCTATGATACCTATTATCAATGGGAGAACGATATGGAACAACGACTTCTTCACTCCCCCATTCTAATATATTTTCATTCTTATCACAGTAGACCATAAATTTTCTCTCCCAGAGAGAACGATATATAATGTTTTTAGGGTCACCCTTATACTTTTTTGGATAAGATGGTTGATATTTTCCCTTATATGACATCTAAATAACTAATAATAAAGTAGTCGTATAGGTATTTAGAGTGCCAGTAATACCAGAAGAAAATAAAAGATTTGGTAAAGGAAGAAAGTTCCAAAATAGAGCAAAAGAGGTATTTGGAAATCCTTCTTTAACAAATCAATATCTTGTTGAATTTTCTAATTTGGGAAATTTGAGCAAATTAAGAAATCATATTGAAACCAAATTTGGAGTAAAAAAAGATTTTATTGCTGGAAATTCCGGACTCCTTTGCTCATCTGCATCTTTGCCAGGAACTAGTCTGGCAACTGCTGAAGTAAAAGATAACTTTATGGGTGTATCTCAAGAATTTGCACATACGAGAATATATACGGATATTGACTTTACTTTTTATGTTGATCATGATTATAATAATTTGAGATTTTTTGAGGGATGGATTGATTTTATTAGTAGTGGCAGTGATGCACAAGACGGAGCAAATCCCCTGAATTCAAATTATTATCGTAGGATGAGATATCCGGACGATTATAAATGTTTAACGATGTCTATTACGAAATTTGAAAGAGATCATACTTCAGAGATAAGTTATTCTTTTTTCAATGCATTTCCAAAATTAATCACTTCAATTCCAGTATCTTATGGTGCTGCGGATTTATTGCAGGTCAGTGTGAGTTTTAATTATGACCGATATGTGGTTAATGCTGCTGGAAGATTTACTAGAGGTAATAAAAGTGTTAACTTTGAGGATCCGGAATATGAAGTTTCTGCAGAGGCTCAAGAAAGAGCATTTCAACAAAATCAATCACTTCAACCGACACCAGAAGTACCAGTATTTCCACCAGTAGCACCATCAACTGCAGAGGCAGCAAGACAAGCAAGACTTGCTGCTGAAACGCAAGGAATTGTTGATAGTCAAACTGTTCCAACAGGATCTTTTGGAATTTCCGAAGCAGCAAGAAGAAGACTTAGATTAGAACGTGCTGCACAAGGTGAAATATAACCCTCTAAATAATCACATATGAGTTGTATCAATTAGTATGCCTTTACCCAAGATTAATACGCCAACGTATGACTTGACGTTGCCTTCGACAGGAAAGAAGATCAAATATAGACCTTTTCTTGTACGAGAAGAAAAGATTTTGATTATGGCAATGGAATCTGAGAATATGACAGAGATTACCAATGCCATTGTTCAAATTCTTTCTGATTGTATTTTAACGAAAGATGTTAAAGTAGAGTCTCTTGCCACTTTCGATATTGAATACCTGTTCTTGAATGTTCGTGCCAAGTCTGTTGGAGAAACTGTGGAGGTAAATGTCACTTGTCCCGATGATAATGAAACTCAAGTAGAAATGTCAATTGCCATTGACAGTATTAAAATTCAAAAAACAAGAGGACATAAAAATATCATCAAACTTGATGATGAACTTTCATTGAAACTTCGTTATCCATCACTGGAACAGTTTGTTGAAAATAATTTTGAAACTGATGAAGAAGTGAGTGAGGTTAGTCAATCCCTTTCAATGATCACATCATGTATTGATATGATTTACACTGCAGACGAAAGTTGGGAAGCATCTGATTATTCAAAAGAAGAACTTGATGAATTTATTGGTCAATTGAATACCAAACAATTTAAAGAAATTGAGAAGTTCTTTACTACAATGCCAAAACTTTCACATAATATCGTTGTGAAGAATCCAAACACTGGTGTTGAGTCTGAAGTTGTTCTTGAGGGTTTGGCAAATTTTTTCGGTTGATTATGGCTCAGATTATTATTAATCTTGAGCCATACTATAAGATTAATTTTGATTGGATATATCTGGGTATGGCTCATACGAATCTTGAGTCATATTTTAAGATTAATTTTGCCTTGATTCAGCATCATAAATATTCATTAACAGAGATAGAAAATATGATGCCCTGGGAGAGGGAAGTTTATCTTACACTACTCCAACAATACATTGAAGAAGAAAATCTAAAGGCACAACAGCAGAGTGGAATCTAACTTAAACCTACCATCTATAGATACTCCAAAGTTAAATGTAAAGACTGTTTCTTCCGCAGTCTTTGGAAAAGAAGGTGGTGCAGGAAATTCAATTAAAAAAATTCATGAAACACTGAGTAAACTCACTGGACATGTAAGAAAGTCTTTAATTCGTATCAAAGCAATTGAATCGAGAATATCTGGAATAGATAAAAAAATTGTCAATAATGGTGAGAAAATTACAAGAATAAAAAATATAATTAAAACACAAAAGAGTGATATAGGAGAAAAACTTCCTGGAAGTGGTAAAGATAATTTACAACAATCACTTATAGAAACAAATAAGATTCTTGTTCAGATTCAGCAAGAACTTATGAGAAGTTCTGCATTGAGAGCAAAAGAAGAAAAAGAAAAGACGGATAGACAAAAAAGAGGTGCCTCAAGAGCAAAACTTCGTGCAGAAGAAAGTCAGTTAGAAAAATCCTCCAAAAAAATAAAAAAATCTGTAGGTGAAAAAGCAGAAGAAACTGTGGAACCTGTAAAAGGGATTTTTGGTCGCATCATGGACTTTATTGGCACTCTTGCCCTGGGTATTGCGGGTAATGCCATATTTGAATGGTTGAAGGATTCGGAAAATATAGAGAAGGTAAAGGGGTGGTTTGGTTGGATTAAAGATAATTGGAAGTGGATGGCAGCTGCCGTTGGTGGTATTGCATTACTTCCTGTAGTCACGACCATTGCAGGAATACTTAAACCACTTGGAACAATCATTGGATTGTTGATGAAAGCACTGCCTTTATTGAAAGGGTTAATTTTCAGTCCTCTTTTCTTAAAAGCAATGCTTGCAATTGGTGCAGGTGTTTTATTATTCAAAGGTGGACAAATTATAGTCAATGAGATAAGAAAAATATTTACAGGGTCTCAAGGATTTAGTGAAGCACATGATAAGTTGGATCAAAAATTGAGAGATGCTGGTCTTGATCAAAAAGGTAGAACACCTGTGAAAAGAACTGGTAAAAATAGGGGAGAGAGACCAGAACTTACTCAAAAGCAAATCAAGGTTCGAGATTCTGTTATGAAAAAAAGAGAGCAATTGAAAGAATTGAGTAAAAATATGACTGAGGACATAAAATCCGAAAGATCTAAAATACTGGGTGGACAAAGAGGAAGATCTGCAGTTAGCAGAAATGCTGGTGCATTAAAAGAATCTAAATTGAAAATAACACAAGAATATGAGGCAAAGATTCCATCAATTATGGGGACTGATATAGAAGCAAGAAGATTAGGTGGACCTATAAAAGCAGGAAGACCTTATCTTGTAGGTGAAGAAGGACCAGAACTTATAGTTCCTAAAATTAGTGGAACAGTGGTTAATAATATGAAGACAGAGAGAATATATCA